ACGGTTGCCGATGGTGGCGTCAGTGTCATCACCGTACAGAACGAAGTCGTTGGCAGGGCCACCCTGCTCAATGACGCCGGTCATGCCGGTGCGGTACAACTTGTTGACCTGAAAGTCCTTCGAGAACTCGCTGACCGGGCCAACGCCCTGCGAGGTCACGACGGTATCACGCCAGATCGGGTCGAGAGTCGGGAGGATCGTGTCGATCTGCTTCGACAGGATCTCCTCGATGCGGGTGTTGTCCTTATCGAACAGCGTACCCACTGAGTTGGGAGAAAGTCCCATAGGAGTTTACCTCACGCTTTGGAGTCGCCACCGGGATCGGAGAGCGACCGAAGAATCTGATCAGTGGTCCAGTTACGCAACTGGCCCTCCACATCGCCGAAGGACTTGCCCTTCGTGTCGGGCAACTTCACGGGGTCCTTGCGGTAAAGAGTCTCGGTCTGCCCCGCTGTTTCCGGGACCCTTCCAATCTTGGAAGTGTCTCCGATTACCGTGAGCATGTCCTTTGCCACCTTGCTGGTGGCCTTCTGCACTTCTTCTGCTACCCAAGTTTCGTCGAAAGAACCGGCATAATTCTTTCGGTTACGCAGATTTTCGAGGGCTTGAGAGCGAACTCGTTCTGCAATGTTTTCCTTAGCAGCAGCAAATTCTTGTTCGGATCGGTTGTTCTTGATCCAATCAAGAAGGACTTTCCCATCCGCATCACCTGAAAGTGAAGAAGAAACGGAATTTTCCATGTTTTGCTGAATCATTTGAGCCCGCATCTTCGTGACCTGCTGGTTCAACTGGTCGGTGCGGGGGTCATACATAGGCTGATTCTGGGATTCTTGGTGAGCCACTGGCTGTTCTCCGGTCTGATCATAGACCTTTACCCACTCATCTACTTGCTCCGGGCTGTAGTTCAGATCCAACAGGATCTGGCGGGCATCTCGCTTCTTAACCGCAACATCCGTATCTGGGTTCATAAGACGGGTTGTTGCATCTCGAAACTCCTCAAGCCCCTTGGCATATTCCTCCAGTTGCTGATAGTACTGGTGGACCTGTCCAAGTTCCTCTTCGGAATACTCCTCCCCCGCCACTGAGAAGGTGCGGGGCTGGGGCGGAGCAGTAACTTCCGGGGTAGAGGCTTCACTGGTCTCAACGACTTCGGGGGTCTCTTCAGCCAAGGTTGGCTCCTTGCATCATGCCGGGACCCGGCTGGGGTCCCATAGGTTGAGGTCCTCCCATCTGCGGCTGCTGTTCAGCAAAGAGAGCAACCGAATCGGGGTTGGGGACCATGGCGGGAAGAGAAGCCCCCATGAACTGGATCAAGGCTTCTCGATACTTCTTGAACTCATCAATGACTTCTGGGGTAGCCCTTGCCATTAGCGGGCTGGACATAAAGCCATTGAGAACTCGCAACTGAAATTCCGGACGAGAGGTGTGGGGCGTAATGATTACTTGTCCTGCTTCAGCACCGTTACCATACAAGGTAAGAATGTTCTGCACAACTTGTTCATAAGCAGCCTGATCTTCGTCCATCCAAACAGCAAAGTCAAGCCCTTCCTTCAAAGCAAACAACTTTAGTCCGTCAGGATCCGTCAAGCCTGCTTGGAACATTTGCATGGCTTCCTGCTTCCGGGCTACCTCGGAACGGGGATGAATTTGCCTGACAGAGAAAGTAAGGCTTCCCACATTCGGGACCGGGTTGTTCTTGAAGGAAACCTCGCTGTTGTCGAAGTCAATGACCGCCCCTGCCAGTTCCAAATTAAGAGACTTCACAGGGATGGCTTGAGGGTTCAATGCAAGTTCTCGACTGGCATTGGCAATCAGACTTCGGTACATAGAACCAAACGCCTGCACCACACCCATGGTGGGGTTGGTCATTGCCTTGTTGATCTGCTCGTCGAGGAACTGGAGGCCGGTCGCGGAGTCGATACGGCCCTTCTCCTGAATGAGATCTTGGACAGGGTTAATGCCCTGCATTAACTGCTTGGCAAAAGCAGCGGTCTTGCCCGGGATGTCACCAGCGTTGTGGGGAGAAATCACAAAGGGCGAGAACTTCTCGTTCAGCGGATCCGGAGCGTAGGAGATCATGCGAAGGCCATTGCCGACTTCTCGCAGGACCGACCGCTCATTAAAGGACCCCTGCGGCATCACGACGACACCGTATCGGTCCAGTTCCCGGATGTTGTTGAAGAGAGCCTTCAGCATCTTTTCCATCTCTCGGTTGATGCTGAAGAGAAGATCGAAGAGGCCCGCTCCGTGGAACGAACCGTTCTCCATGAAACGGGCAAACCCGATGGGGCAGTACGTTTGGGTGCTGCTGAGGTCCTGATCGTCAATCAAATAGTCACCCGAACAGATGACGTAACGAGAGCAGGTTCCACGGGGACCGTCGATCCAGAGTTCTCGAACCCGAACCACCGTCATGGCATCGGCAGTCTGACTCTTATATCCCTTGTTGTTGAAGGGGTTGACGCTGTAGCCAGCGTCGTAGGTCTCGTCGGGATCCTCGATGGGGTCCCCGATCTCAATCTCGTAATACTCGCAATCTTCAAGGTTCCGCTTGACGCGATCCCCGAACTTCTCCGTCAGCGTCTCCAGAGGCACCAGTCGCTGCCTGATGATTCCCTGCTGCTTGGTGTAGTCCTGAGCAAGCGACGGGAATGGGAAGATCTCCTTGGGGTGAATGACTTCAAGGTCGCCCGTCAGTCCAATAGTGGGGTGGGTGACGATATGCCCCTGAATGCCACAAGACCCGAGGGCTGTAAAGATGTGGGCGAACTGGGTTGAAACCTTGGCGATCTGGTCCTGATCAATCAGAGCGTCACCCAGCAACTGGGCAATAGACCGCTGACGGATCATTGGAAGGCTGGTGCCTGTCCGGAGAACCTTGGGGCGGAGATCCATGGATGAGAGCCGGGCGGAGACCCGGTCGATCGCCGACAGCATCTCCTGCGACTGGAACTCCATGTTCCCCTCCTCGTCGAGGTAGTGGGGGGACAGGTGCCCGGTCGAAGGGTCAAAGACATCAAACCGCCTCATTCCGTTGAGGTAATAGTACGTCAGCAGCCAAGTGATACGGCGGTAATTGAGCCGCGACATCTCCTTCTCTGCGTGGTCCCGAATGACTTGGCAGATCTCAACCTTCTTCTTCGGAAGTTTGAACTGGTGATACGACATTTCGGGGATCCTTGGCGGCTACGCCACCGGGCTTCCAATGAGGGGGAATGTCAAAAGGATTGAATTGAATGTCCGAAAAGTTCAGATTATTTGACGGTTTCGGCGGTTCCGGCACCGGCAAGTCTGAGTTCCGGGCTTGCCCATAGTAAGCCCTTGCCATGGCTTCGTACAGAAAGTATGGGATGGTGACGGGCTGATGGGCAGGGTCAGACTCGACTCCCCCCACTAGGGGGTCCATCGGCTGCTCGGGATAGGATTGCATCGAGTAGTTCCGGACTAAGGTGAGGAAGCCGGGAGGCCCAGAGGCATCCGGCTTCGTCGTAGATCTCGCCGTCGAGAATGTGTTGTTCGGGAGTGCGGTCATCTTCTACTTCACCGGGTGCCCGGTGGATACGGCCCTTCAGGATGTTGCCGGACATCGAGACGGTGTCGAGGTGGTCGTCCTTGGCAAGACCGCCGTCCGCGACCTCGGGGTTGAACTGCTCGATCTGGTCGAAGAGGTTGGACCAGTGCCGGTCCATCCGTCGCTCCAGCGGCAACTTGATGAGGCCGTTCTCAAACCGGAACTGAAGGGATCCGATCCGGCTGGTCTTTGACATCATGCCCACCTTGAGGGGCACGATCTTGGGCATGTGGGCGACACCGAACATCTCGGTGGCCCGCTGCTTCACAAGACTGTCAAGGGTCTGGTAGAGGGCGATGCTCTGGCGGACGACCTCGGGGTGGATGGAGGGTACCCGCCACTTGTCGGCGATCTCAAACACCTGCTTGATGAGGGTGTTCTCGTCACACTGCCCACCCCAGATATCCAACACGAATAACTCGTTGTCGGGGGTGGCCGCCATGACGGTGGCTACCTTGAAGTCGGAGTCGCCGGTGGAGGTCCACGACGTATCAATCGTCATGAAGACCCATGACTCCCGGAGGAAGTCAGTCATCGGCATCTGCTTCGTATTGCCGTCCAACCCCTTCCAGTTCATCAGGGTGGCGGACTCACGGGGACTCATGCCGTAGGCGGCGTCGATGCCCGTCAGCCACCAGCGGTGGGAGTCGTCGAGTTCAGGGAAGAAGGCGTCGTCTGACGCCCCGGGATCAGCCATGTACTCAGACGCAAAGTTCGCCGAACCAATCTGCTCCCGGATCTCTTCGAGGCTGATCCTCTCCTTAAGACGAGGATCCTCCTCCTTCTGCTTACGGTCCACCGGCCACATTTCAGGCCAACATGAGACAAGACGATCCTCCTGATCCTTGTATGCCGCCTTGATGATCATGCGTGACCAGTGATCAAAGCGGGGGTCCTTGGCACGCAGACCCTTCTCGGTGTCCTGCGTCTCCATCGCGTACCACGCATAGTGGCGTCGAGACACGAAGGTCGCCAGCCACCGAAGGCTGGTGCCGGGTCGGGTGATCATGGGCATGACCACCTTGAAGAGAAGCGTGTCCATGTACGACCGAAGCACCGACATCGAGGTCGAAGCACGGGGATCGTACTCAGGGTCATCTAGAACGTAGCAACGGGGACGACCGCCACGCTGACGCGACTCGGAAGAAATTGCCCGGAACCACGACCCGTTCTTCAGGTACATCAACTCGATGCCGAAGGAGGCTTCGCCTCTACGGGGCACAATTCGTTCGTCAGGAAACTCAGGACCCCAGTCATCGTGGATCCGGGCGTTCTCTTGGAACTGGGTCTTGATGATCTGACCCGTCTGCTTCGCGTTGTCGTTGGTGGAAGTCGCGTAGATGAAGGAGTAGCCGGGCCTCGTCAGCATCTGGAGAAGGATGGACTTTCGGATGCAGTTGGACTTCGCGAAACCACGGGGGGCAATCGCGATCGAGGCTCGGTTCTGTGCCCACTCCTTGTAGATACCGAGGTGCCCGTCCGGTAGCGGGACAGGATCCTCGTCATAGAACATCGGGTTGAAGTCATCCTGTTCGTCGGGCGTGAGATACCAATGATCGAAGAACAGCATCGACCCGATGAAGCGGTCGGCCTTGTCTTGCGGCGTCGTGACAGGCACCAACCACTGACGACATGCGTTGACGCGGGCCTCTCGCTGCCCGTCCTCCGTCAACTCCATGTAGTCCTCGGGGAGAGGAAACAGTTCGTTTCCTTCAACCCTTGTCTTGATGCGTTTGATCCGCATTCAGGCTCCCGTCAGCCATCAACTCGACGGCTGCGACCCGTGCCATAGACGCAGCAAACGAAACCTCCGCATCCCGCACCATGCTGTGGGGGTAGAGGTTCTCCCACACCCGGAAGAAGTGGGGGGTCGGCTCACCCTTTTCGATGTAGCGGTCGTAGAGCAGCGTTCCGAAACGCTCACGGCTTCCGATGAACCCATCGACGTTACTGATCGCCAAGTCGTACAGTGCTTGACCCGCCGACCTCGCTAGGCCCATCGGACCCAGATGCCGAATCGCCCGCAGCGTGGTCTCCTGAGGGGGGGAGATACTGGGCTGCAAAGGCCGGAGCATCTGGGAGCGATGAACGGTGGGTTGTGGCTTTGAGGTTTGCGATGAGTTTTTGGTTTCGGGTGATACGGACACTCTTGTTTCCTTCGGAGTTCGTTGCGGTGAACTCTTGCGTGGTGATGAGGCCATTTGCCTTGGCTACCTCGTTGAGGACTCGGCGAAGTTGGTTGTGGGCACGCAACGCGATCTTAGCGTCTGGGTCCCGCATGTGTTGGACGAGGGTGGAGATTTCCTCCTCAATCGAGAAGGAATTCAACTCAAGGGCTTTTGCGGCAGACTCGGCGTCAAAGAACGAAAGGACCTTTCCTGCGTCCCCTTGATGTTCCCATTGAGCATCCGTCACTTTGCCATCCTCTTGACTAGTTCCGCTAAAGCAAGAACAGCGTTGATCCTACCAAGTCCTCCGGGAGCCAGCGGGAACCGCGCGGACTTCCCGACTCTCTGGCCTTGAAGGAAGTTTGGTCGTCCCTTGGGCAGATCAAGTGGTCGCTCAAGAGGCCCGGCAGTAGACGGAGAGAAGGTCTTAGTGGCAAGTGCCTTTCGTTCTTCAGGGGTCATCTGCTTGAACCTTGTCAGACCTTCGGCCCTCTTGAGAAGACCTTCCCGGCCCCTTTCCGACATCAGAAGATCTACGTCAATAGGATCTCCTGCAAGGGTCGAAGCCCTTTCAGCCCTGAACAGTTGCAGGAATGCCTTCTTCCCGGCCTTGCCTCGGAAGAGAGATTCCTGATTGATGTAGAGCGGTTCCGGCTTGTACCCCTTCTTGTGGTAAGTGCTGCTATGAGACCCCTTTGTGCGGATAAGAGTTTCAGGCTTAACTCCGAAGTACTTTGCAATCACTCGGATCTGGGCTTGTGTAAACCCTCGACTGTTCTCTCTCCCCAAATAAGCCGGAAAGATTTCAAACCGATCCTTGAACTTACTGGAGGGGCGAACCACTACTTCGATTGGAGTCTTTCCTTTCGGGTTCGACGGAGTCTTTATCCCCTGCGGGTTCGGCAAACGCATTACAAAGGAGAGACCGGAAACTTGTTGCCCAAGTCTTTGCCCCAACCGTGAAACAGCATCAGCCGGATTGGCAGGGCCATAATCAAGAAGATTTTGCCCAGTGCCCGCTCCGAAAACCATCCCGGTACCTTGTCGGGATGGAACAATCCGAGATGCCTGACGAGGAACAAGACTTGGCCCCGTTCCTGTGTACTTT